TGTCAACCTCATGATACAATGGTAATTGCTGAACTAAGAATTAGCATATCCAAAATTCCGAATATATCTATCAAATGGATAAGTTAAATTTAAACTTATATCATTTGATGGATAAATACATAAAACGGAGATAAGAAATGGGCAGAATTTCTCTTTGGAATCCAATTAAGGGAGATGATTTTAATTTCATCGATCGCACCATTGGCGAAAACTTTCGCATTGCTGGTGATGGAATTTTAATACACCTCTATGAAGGACCTACCACAGATTCTGCCGGTAATACCGATACATCACTTACAACTATTCAAGATGTATTATTTCTAACTAATAATAATCGTAAATACAATCCCGATGTTATTGAGCTTCGTGGGCATCATCAACCACAGGATATAAATTATGATCTATCACAGTTTGGTGTTTTTCTAAGCTCTGATACAATTCGTATTACATTTCACTATAATGATATGTTAGATTCGTTGGGTAGAAAACTTATTGCTGGTGATGTTTTAGAATTTCCAAGTATGCGTGATGTTCCAATATTTGATAACGCAGTCGGTATTAATCGCTATTATGTTGTTCAGGATGCTCTTTATGCTGCTGCCGGCTATGGACAAAAATGGTTTCCACATATTTGGTTGGTACGAGCAAAACTAATGACTGCGTCTGTGGAATTCACAGAAATTATTGATCAGGCTGCTACAGGACAAACTGCTGGTGGCGTTGGACAAGGCATTGGTGTTATGCCGGACGGATTTACTGAAACGTCAGACGCAAATGGAAATCCAGGACTTGGTTCTAATCCAAATATTAAGAATGCTCTTGATTTATTCTGTAAGATTATTAAGATTACTGATGAGGTTGTTAAGGAAGCGGAATGTAATGCGTTCTTTGATCCAAAATTCTTTGAGAGTGCTAATCTCTACATATACTTAGATGAAAAGGGTTACCCCATCGTTGGTAGTAACTATTTTAGTGGTGACGGTGCTCCGCCAAACTTGTCTACGGACAATGCCGATAACTTAGTACCATCTGGACCACTCGTTGGTGCAGGGGTAGCATTTCCACCAGGTATGACAGATGGACAATATTATCTACGAATTGATTATTATCCAGAGAGATTATTTCAAAAGCAAGGTAATTGCTTTAAGCTCATAGAACAAGATATACTTAAGGTGTGGACAAGTTATAATAGAATACTCGACGAATTTATAGATAATATTAATGATACCGTACTATCAGACGGTACTGTAATTCCAGAGAAACAAGCTGTATCAGAAGTTGTAAAACAGAAAGTTGATTTATACGCTGAACGAAAAATTCAGACAACTGCTACAGAAGCAACCCGTTCAGCTATCGCTAATGAGCGTGCTAAGATAAAACCTAACTAAACGAGGCATCCAAAATTGATTTTTTTTATGATTCTCAGGTAAGACGTTACCTATTACAATTTATGCGAATCTTTTCTGACATAAAGGTTAGAAATGGTCCAGATGCCAATGGCCTCTACACAATACAGCGGGTTCCTATTATGTACGGGGATCCATCCTCTATGGTTGCTCAACTAATAAAGGGTGCCAGTGAAAATACAATGTTACCTGTACCTATGTTCAGTGCTTATATTGATGGAATCAAGATGAATGATAAGCGTAGACAGGATTCCCAATTTGTTGGCAAGGTATCTACAGTAGAAAGAGAGTTTGATGCCCTTACACAGGAATACGGACCAAACCCGGGTGTTAGACAGAGTGTTGAAAGGTATATGCCTGTTCCTTGGGATTTCACATTTAAGCTTGATGTATGGACAACAAACATAACTACCAAACTCCAAATATTTGAACAGATTGCTGTGATATTTAACAAGTCTATTCAGCTTCAACAGAATAGTAATATACTTGATTGGTCGAGCATTTTTGAAGTATGGCTTGAAGACTATACCTTCACTAATAGATCTATACCACAGGGTGGGACAGAGGATCGTGACGTGATGAGTTTTAAGTTTAAAGTTGAAGGATGGATTAATCCACCGGCTAAGGTTAAGAGAAGTGGACTTATTGCTGAAATTGTTACACAGGTTTATAATGTTTCAGATGTAAATGCTATTAGAACATCCATAGGTGAGGAATATGATCCATTTAGTTGTTTTGGTGAAATTCCAATTCAGATTGTTACTACAGAAGGCAACTATAAGATATCTGTTGCCAATGCTGGTGCGATTGATCATATCACACTACTCAATGAATTTGGACAAGTTGATCCAGCTCTAAGCTGGGAAAGCCTAATACAAAAATATGGGCAGATTACTCCTAATATCACCAAAATTAGGCTAAAACTCGACCCCAACCTCGATGTTACAGACTCTGACATCATAGGCGGAATTGAACAAGATCCATTGAACCAAAACGTGCTGTTATTTACACCAGACATCGACACACTTCCACCTAACACATTACAACCTATCACAACTATCATTGATCCGATAGAAATTTCTCCCGGTAACGGATTACCTTTGGCTGCTACGGGCCAAAGGTATCTATTAACATCGGCAGATAGTGCCGGTGAAGAACCTGCTATACCACCAAATGTTCCAACGAGCCCATGGGGTCAAATGTTGGTAGCTTATCCTAATGATATTATTGAATTCAACGGTATTAACTGGGTTGTATCATTTGACTCGCAAAATTCTGTAGGGTTAAATTACTTGGTAAATAATGCTAACGCAAGTCAATATAGATTTGATTCAGTTACAAGAGATTGGACATATACGTATTATGGATTATTTGGCCCCGGATATTGGAGAATTGATAATATTATCCTGGCGCCGTCGGGCCTAACTATCAATAACTATGAGTAATATATGGAAAAAATAAATGAATTAACTAATAAAAACATTGTTAGTGCCGACGAGCTTGAAGCTTTTCTCGAACATGTCAAACAGACTAATATACAACTTAAACAGGCATTTATACAGTTACAAAAAGATAAAGCAAGAAAATATCTAAGTGAGATAGAAAATCTTAAAAGCAGATTATAAATAGCTTTTATGGACAATGTCAATCAAATTACGAATAATAGTAAGATACTACCAAAAAAGACAGGAGTAGGTGCATTAATTGTATCAGTGAATACAAATCGAGTATTATTGAGCATGAGAGCTACACATAAGACACACTCCCAAGAATGGTCATTGTTTGGCGGAATGATGGAAGAGGGTGAGCAACCCAAAGAAGCACTACTACGTGAATTGTCTGAAGAAATGAATTCAGTTCCCGATATCGAAAGAATTTATCCCTTTGATTTATACCAAAACAAGGATAAACATTTTAAATATATTAGTTTTCTTATTGTGGTATTAGATGAATTTATACCGGTATTAAATAATGAAAATTGCGGATATTGTTGGATAAATTTAGGTAATTGGCCGCGGCCCATGCATCAGGGCGCAAGAATAAGCTTTTGTAATCAGCGAGCAATTGAAAGAATAAAAATGACTATTGCCCAACATCCTATAGGTGTCTAACCTCGTAGATAATCTCGAAATCCTCACATTCATAAAACATTTGTGGAGTTAGATTCTTTCTTTCGCAAATCATCTTCTCAAAGTTAGCAAAGTTCTCTGCGTAATCCGGTTGCGCCATTAATGCGGTACGAACTAGTTCGACACAACTCAGAGCATTATCATTTCTTAGATCAAACAATGAATCATATGGCTTACCAATTTCTGTCATAGCCTTATCCATTACTGTGGTCCAGTTCTCGGCAGACATATTCTTTGGCTTCAGTAATACAACTCCGTGTACTTCAAAGACAAGATTAAATGGTGAATAATTTACTCCGGTACCTGTTGCCTCGACTAATCTAAAATCGCTATCAGACTTAACTTCGTCTTCAAGATTCATTAGAGCATGTGCCCAGTAACTCCATTTGCGTGTTAGTAGCCAGCTTGCTAAACCAACAAAGAATGTAGACAAATGATTATTTCTATGTGTAAGAATAATATAATAGTGTGGTGTTAATAACTTTCTAACTTCATCTAATTCAGCATTCGTTAGTCCGTCCTTATAGCCCCAGTGTACTTTTCCAATTGTTATAACAATCCATTCTATAAGAGAGGTCCAAAGATTTTTCATTTTATTATTCTCCAAAAACTAATTTAGTTTTCTGGATTTGATGACTCCAAAATTTAATTGCTAATCTCATATTACCTTGAAGTTCCTAATGATGCCGCCAAGAAATCTGTTATTAAACTTCGAGATGTCGTTGTATTTGGTGCTTGTTTCTGTATTTGAGCTATAAATGATAACAATATAGCTGGAATATTTGTTGTGCTTGTCCCGATAGAGACGCCGTCAACAAAAAATTCCACAGATGTATTTGTACTATTAACCACTACCCCAAGTCTAACCCAATCTGTGTCAACAGCGATTGTTGAATTCACATTTGTGCTTACCGAACTTGATATTGTTGTACCGACCCATCGGCCACTATTTAATGAATGTGTATATTGAAAGTAAATTCCGTTAGTGGTGGCTGCAATTGCAGATGATGCCATTCCAATCTTCACGGTAAATGCCGGTGTCCCCGATAGGATGGGAACTTTTATTCTGAATTGCCAGTTAAGATTTATAGGCAGGAATGTTGCAATACCGTTACAACTAAATATTGCGCCAAGTCCGGTACTGTTTGATGTTATTCCTGTAGTCATTTCTAACCCACCAAAAAACGTACCATCGTCTACAGGGCTGCTAGCAGTAACTATTCCTCCGTTTAATATAACTGGTTTCCAAACAAACGGAGCCACGTGTTCATGGAAAGTAGTGAATATCATATCATCAAACACAGGTGTAGATACGCTACTCATGCCGCCGCCACCACCACCGCCTTGGGCAGTTAATGTAATAGATCCTGGGGCATTTATAACAGATACACCTTCTCCGGCTGTTAATGTTGATAATGTATAATCTGTTCCATTACCAATTAATAGTTGACCATCTGTTGGTGTTGTTGAAAGTCCAGTACCGCCATGTGTTACATTAAGTGTGCCGGTTAGACTAATTGTGCCCGATGAGGTTATTGGGCCGCCAGTTGTTGTTAAACCAGTAGTACCACCGGACACATTAACAGATGTTACACCAGTATTATTGATTGTCAATACACCTGCTGTAGGTACTACAGAAATTCCTGTACCTGCTGTTATTGCTTTATATTCGAGTGCAGAACCACCGGCATTTACACCAAGAATTGTATTAGCTGCACCAAGTGCTGTTAGTCCAGTACCGCCACTTGTTGCGCCTAGTGTACCGGCCAGTGTAACTACGCCAGTTGTTGGGGTGCTTGGTGTTAGACCTGACAAGCTTGTGTGGAATGATGTAACTGCTACACCCGTTAATGTTGTTGCTGCGTATGTCGTTCCAGCGCTCGAGTATAGAAATTGTCCAGACGTTGGGGCAACGGCTGTACCTGTGCCACCGTTTAATGCCGGAAGGATACCAGACACATCTGCTGTCAAACTTACTGCACTGTATGTTGGAGTTGTACCACCGTGCAGAACAGTATTAGCACCACCGATTGCCAATTTAGCCAACGATGTTGTTGTATCAGCGTATAGAATATCACCAACTGTGTATGAAGTAAAGCCAGTGCCGCCTTTAGTAACAGGGACTAGACCGAGTGCAACGTTACCGGATGTAACAACAAATTCGGAAGCAGTAAATGATGCAACACCCTTCTGTGACGAAGAAGCGTTTGATGCTGAAATTGTTACTGTATTGGCTGTAGATGCTGTAGAAATGCCCTGTACCGAAGTACCAGCAATCAACAATGTTTCACCAAGTGCCACTGGATCTGAACCAGAGTCAGTATTGATGTTGATCGTGCTATTTGCCAACACTGTATTTGTAATTTGGCCAGGACCAACATAAAGACCGGTCGCATCTTGTGTTAGACCAGAACCTGCTGGAAGCAACAATTGTAATTTGGATGCATTGCTAGTGGCGCGTGTTGTACCATCTGTTGTAAGGATAAGACCACCAGTTGTTGGTGTCCATAGGTCAATACCGACGTTGTTTGATTCAAGCTGTCCAATACCAGCACCAAGGTTAACACTGAATACTGTACCAGTTAGTGTTAGTCCTGTTCCTGCACTAAATGAACCAGAACCAGAGAACTGTTGGAAGATAATTGTACTTGTACCAATTGCTGTTGCTACTTCAGTTTCCACCCAGCCCGTTAAAGCATAAGTTGCACCAGATTGGTTGAATGAGAAATCGCCGCCGGCAATTTCTGCTGGTGCATCGAAGTCTATAGCACGAGTTAGAACCCAATTTGTGGCACCAGAACCAACTGTTGTTACTGTATAGATACCATTCTTTGCGTTTTGTAGGCTAGCCACAGGAATGGAGAATGGTGAGCCACCGATTCTTCCACCAACAGAACCGTCTGCTGCCGATAATGAATCCCCTACAGTATAACCTGTTCCAGCACTTACTAATGTGACAAGAGTGACGGCAGTACCAGTGACGGTAATATCTGCTGTTGCACCTGTACCTGTACCACCAGTTAGAGCAACACCACTATATAGACCCGGTGTCAGATAACCAGAACCACCAACTAATGTATCAAATCCAAAGACACCTGTATCATAACCCTTAACCAAGATACGTTGCCCCAATGTTGC